AGAAGGTCAACGAGACTCTTGTCAGGCTCGGGGATATCGCCGCCGGACTTTCCATCCCTTTGAACGACCTTGTCTATCTCTACGGCACCACCATGGCGCAGGGCCGTCTGTACACCCAAGACCTCAACCAGTTCACCGGGCGAGGCATTCCGATGATTTCTGAGCTTGCCAAACAGTTCGGCGTTGCCGAGAGCAAGGTCAAGGAACTCGTTGAAGCCGGCAAGGTCGGATTCCCGGAAGTCCATAAAGTCATCGAGAGCCTTACAAACGAAGGCGGCAGGTTCGGCGGTCTCATGGAGGAACAGTCAAAGACCATCACTGGCCAGATTTCCAACATTGAGGATGCCGTGTTCATGATGTTCAACGAAATCGGACAGCAGTCCGAGGGTATCATCAATTCAACGCTCTCCGGCGTATCGTACATGATTGAGAACTATGAAAGGTTCGGAAGGATCCTGCTGGGACTCGTAGGTACATACGGAGTCTATCGCACTGCAATCATGGCCGTGGTTGCCATGAAAGGCTGGGCTACGGCAGCCGAGGCCCTGCATTACAACTGGTTGCTCCTTGTGGAGAAAGCGCAGAAGATGCTCAACGCCACCATGCTCGCCAATCCCTATGTCCTTATCGCGACTCTGCTTGCCGGAGTATGCGTTGCCCTTATTTCAATGAAAACCGAAACGGAGCGGCTCAAGGAAGCGGAAGAGGATTACCAGAAACAGAAAGAGAAGGTTATTGAGGCCGAGGAGGAACACCGGCGTAAGATAGAGGAACTGTGCTCCATCGCTGGTGACGAGGCTGTATCCACCGATACTCGCCGGGAGGCATTGAACAAGCTGGAGATGAAATACCCGGACATATTCGCCAAATATGACACCGAGTATGAAAAGCTCAAAAACATCAAAAAAATCAAGGAGGAAATAGCCGCCCTTGATGGTAAGAAATCAATCACTCGCCCGGAGAATGAACTGGCCTCGGTCAACAAGCGCATAGCCGAACTTGAAGCGAAAAAAGCCACCGAAAAATGGGAGGAAAGTGACCGTAAAGGCTCAATGAAAAGGACAGGAGGTCTTTCATCCGCTGAAGAAGCTGAATTGAAAAACCTCCGGAATAAAAGGGGCTCCTTGCAGACACAAGTCCGCAAGAACGAGGTCAACGCTTACTTTGAAAACCTGACCGGCGTAAGCAACGACACTCTTGAGGCCGAGATAAAACGCCGCAAGGACCTGTTGGCAAAAATGCAGCTTGAAGAGAAAAAGTACGGCACCATCACTCAGTCCACATCACAACTCAATGGTACTTACTCCAGGGACGATCTGCAGTATCAGCTCAACAAGTTGCAATCTGAGCGGAACCGTCGAAACAAACCGACAGACAGTTCCGCAGACTGGGCTGCATCGGCCAAAAAGAAATACGAAGAAGCACTCAAGACTTACAACGCTTTTATCAAGGATACCTCCAACACTCTTTCACAGGAAGATTTTGAAAAGCGGGCCAAGGAACTTAAAGATGCCGTAGATGCGGCCAAAAAGGAATATGACAAGGTCAAGCCCCAAAGCGATAAAGATGGTGATTCTGCCGCCAAACGAGCCCAGCGTGAACGTGAGAAGGCCGAAAGGGAGGCTGCAAAGCGTATTGAAATACAGCGTAAGCTCGGGCAGGAACTCGTAGCCGTTCAGCAGGAAAACGACCAGGCCGAAACCGAGGCAATGGACGAAGGTCTTGAGAAGAAGCTGAAGCAGATTGAAGACGAATACCAGGCAAAGAAAAATGCCATTGCCAAACAGAAAAGTGACTGGGAGGTAGAAAACGGGAAAGCCGGACTCGGCACCGCACTGAGTGAAGATCAACAGGCCGCGCTTGACAGATCTGCGGAACTTAATGAGGAAAGACGTCAGAAAGCCATCGCGGATACTTACCGTGCTGAATTCACGTTGATGCAGGAACAGCTGCGTCAGTACGGCACTTACCAGCAGCAGAAACTCGCCATAACTTCGGAATATGCGGAGAAGATACGCAAGGCCGGGTCTGAGACAGAGAAGCAGACGCTTGCCCGGGAGCGGGACTCGATGCTTGCGCATATCAAGGCTGACGAACTGCGGTCAAATATTGACTGGGGCGTCGTGTTCGGTGAGTTTGGAACAATGTTCACAAATGTAATTGAGCCCGTCCTCGCGGATGCCAAGGCTTATGTCCAGACGGATGAATTCAAGAATTCAGACCATGAGAGCCAGAAGGCATTGCTTGACGCAATCCGCCAGATGGAAAAGTCAATGGGCGGTGCCGGCAATGTCAGCTTCAAAAAGCTCGGCAACGAGATTAACGAGTACCAGTCGGCGATGGTCCGGTTGCAGGAGGCTCAGGAAGAATACGGCAGATGCTATGCCGAGCTGGAAAAGGCTCAGAAAGAATACATCCTGGCGCAGTCCGATGGCACCGAAGCCGAGAAGAAGGCTGCGGAGGATGCCCTTGCTGCGGCTCAGGATAATGAAGCCGCGGCGGCAAAGAATGTGGAGACACTGCAGGACACGGCCAACGCCGCACAGAGGACTGTCACGGACACGGCAACCATGCTGAAGGAGTCGATGGATGGTGTAGTGGATGGATTGCAACAGTTGTCTTCGGGGAGTCTTTCGGGAGTGTATAAGGGTCTGATTACCCTTGGCGACAGTGCTAAAAAGATGGGAGGCGTCCTTGGCAACGCTTTCGGCAAGGTCGCCGAGTCCCTTAAGGATATCCCCATCATCGGTTGGATTGCGAGCATTATCGATGTGTTCAAGGATGGCCTGAGCGTTGTCGTCGGCGGGATACTGGATGCGGTATTCAACGCGATAAGCGGCATCCTTGACGATATTCTGTCTGGAGACCTGTTTGTGACCTTGGGAGAAAGCATACTCTCCGGAGTCGGCAAAATCTTCGACGCCATTACATGGGGTGGTTTCTCCTCCTGGTTTGGCAGCGGTGACAGCGATAAACATCTTGCCGAGGACATAGAATATCTTACAAACTCCAATAAAGACCTGAAAAAGGCGATTGACAACCTCGCGGATCAAATGAGCGAGGGTGCCGTATCCGATGCGCAATCAGTCTATGAACGACAGAAGGCTTTGCTTGAGCAGTCAATGGCCAATACTCAAGAGATGATGGCTCGTTCTGCATCTGCCTACAGCAATGGATTCCTTGGAATTGGCGGTCACCATTCGACAAATTATAAAATTAACAAAGGCATGTCTTCTGCCGATTGGGAACGTATCAGTGAGATTACAGGCAAGAACATCACGGGTGCAGGAGCCTTCTTCGGGTTATCAAGCGAGGATATGGCAAAGGTATTCAACGAAGCCAACGACTTATACTCTAAAATCAAGTCGCTCGCTGATGACGGATATAAGGATGCGTCCAAGTATATGGACGATTATATTGATTACTACCGTCAAATCGAGGAACTGCAGGATGTATTGCGGGAAAAATTGACCGGGATATCGTTCGGAACGCTCCGCGATAATTTCAAGAGCGAGCTGCTTGACATGAAATCGGACGCCAAGACCATGGGGGAAAATATCGGAGAGACATTGTTCGAGTCCATGGTCGAGAGTCTTATGAGCGAAAAGTATGACAAGCGGCTCAAAGAATGGTATGAGGCATTTGCCGACTACATGTCCGATGACGGCAAACTTTCCGATGCAGAACTTGCGGAACTTAAGCGGCGATATCAGGGTATCGTTGACGATGCGATAAGAGAGCGTGACGCCTTGGCCGATGCCATGGGGTATGATCCCGAAAAGGGCGGAACTTCGCAGTCGGGCAAAGCTGGCAGCTACTCGGCCATAAGCCAGGACCAGGGCACAAAGCTCGAGGGTCTCTTCGTGAGCGCCCAGATGCATCTTGCGTCAATAGACCAAAAGATTGAGGACGTGACCGGAAAATGGGGCGCGGCCGCCGACTCATTGAGCAGGATTGCGGAAAATACCGAATCCAACGCCCAAAGCGCCGGAGAGATAAAGGAACTTCTTGAAAAAATCGCCAGAGACGGCATCAGAACCAAATAAAAATGGACACAACCGCACTTAATGGCCTTGTCTTTATAAACGGCAAGGATATATGGACCGAATTCGGAGCTTTTCTGACCGAGGAGAAGAAGGGCGGTCGGGACAACCTCACATCCATAATGGCGCCGTCAAAGGTCAAGAGCCATGTCGGGGTTAACATCCGGGAACATGACGGTACAAAATATTCCGGTAAACTCGATGTAAAAAACGAAGAGAGGGATGTCACGCTGCATTTCGCCATATTCGCCGGGACCAGGAATGAGTGGCTGATAAGATACCGCTCGTTCATAACATTCCTCAAGACCGGGGAAAATGGTTGGCTTTCGGTGCGGTTGCCGGAGCTCGGGCTGACCATGCGCATGTTCTATGTCGATTGTCCGGGCTACAAGCCTCTCACATACCTTCATAACGAAGGTGTCCAGGCAAGCCGCTTCAAGGTGAAATTCCGCGAGCCGGTACCGTCATTCTAACGAAATTAAAACGCCGTTCAAATATGCTTATAACAATATACGACAAAGTCGGGAATCCTAAAGTGGAACTGTCACCTAACGACAGCTCCACACAGGCTACAGAGATACAGGGCGACAATGTCCTGACTCTCTCGTTCACCCATTACGAGCATATAGACCTTGATGTCGACGACTATGCCGACTTCGAAGGTGAGCGCTACTGGCTCACAGAGAAATACCGTCCGAAGCAGAAATCCACAAAAGAGTGGAGCTACGACATCAAACTCTACGGTGTGGAGAGCATGATTAAGCGTCTGCTCGTAATCAAGACCGTTGACAATGAGGAAGAGCCGGTGTTCACCCTGACCGCCCCGCCCCGGGAACATGTGGCGATGATAGTCCGCTGCATGAACGACGGCATGGGCAACATCACCGACTGGAAGGTCGGGCAGGTCGACGGCACCGAGAATATCGTCATCGCCTACTTCGGCAAGTACTGCGACCAGGCACTCAAGGAGATTGCCGAGAAAGTCGGCGCCGAATGGTGGGTGGAAAGCCAGACCGTCAACATCTGTAAATGCGAGCATGGCGAGCCGGTTTTCATGGGCTATGACAAAGGGCTGACCGTCATAGAACCGACTACCGCCGACAATGTGGATTTTTATACACGCCTGTACCCCGTAGGCAGCAGCCGCAATATAGACCGCGAGAAATACGGATATTCGCGGCTGCAGTTGCCCGGCGGCCAGAAATATGTCGAGATGAATGCCGACAAATATGGCCGCGTGGACCATTACGAGTCTGACGCATTCGCTGACATATACCCGCGTCGCACCGGTGTGGTAAGCAGTGTCCGGAGCGAAGTCAGAACCGGCGAGGATGGCAACCCATTTACCATTTACTATTTCCGCGATGACAGTCTGCCGTTCAATCCCAACGACTATGAAATCGGCGGTCTGGTCAAGCGTGTGTCATTCCAGGAAGGAAGCGAGCTTGCCGGACTCGGTGACGAAGAAGACGGCACATATTATTTCGAGGTAAACTACAACAGCGACACCCGGGAATTCGAGATAATCACCATCTGGC